GTTCAGCTATCCGCTTTTTAGCGTTGGCTGTCTTCTCAGCTTTTCGTATGCTGATTAGTTTCAGCATGGCTTGAGTTTCTTTGTTGATCTCTTCCATAAAGTTCATTATTCTTTAGTTTTAAATTCACAAGTCATAGCAACATCAACTAAATACTTTTGTACTTTTTCTGTTGCTGACTTGTTAGCTTTTTGATTTCTCCACTCTCCCTTAGTAAGAGATAAATAAACTTCTTTAAGTTCATCATGTGTGAGATCGAGTAAAGTTCCTATACTCATTGTGGTTCCTCCGTTAAATGTCGGTAATAGCTCTGACTATTAATCTTTTAAGAGCAACGATAGCTTGTCTGCTGTCGAGGTCTTGATAAGATTCAAGATCAGGTTTAGAGCCTGTAATTCTACAAGTTCTGTAGTAAATAGACTCTAATTCCCATAGAGTCTGATGAGTTTTACGCTTCATTGAGTTAGTCAAAAGATGTACAGTCTAGTTCTTCATAGCAATCACTACAAAGTGCGGTATGACCTTTTAAATCATGGTCACAATCCCACTTAAATTCATCTGTATTCCATGTGTTCTTTATGATGTCACATTTATTACAGGTGTTTAAGTTGTTGTCTTCATAATGAAGAAAATGTAATTCGATAGGAGCTAGATCATAAGTGAATCTATCTATCAAATTAGTTTCATCTATCTGGTCTAATTGTTTGCTGGAAAATTTCATGGTTGTGGTTCCTGCTGGTTTGAAGTTATGCCTTAAACATAACTATATCTAGTATGCTTTAAGACAATAAAAAAGTCAACCCATACAAAACGCCAAAAGGTAAGTTTATTAGGGTTGACTTTGTTCTATGCAGGAAATGAGTACGAATGTACTATTTAATCGTGGAAGTTAGGGATAAATTTCCCCTCTTGAGTCTCAGGTCTAATATCTTTTTGTAATTCTCTAATCATAAAAGACATTTGATCACACTCACTCAAGGAAAACTTATGGCCTTTACTAACTACTTTATTAATTTGTTTTTGTAAGTAGTCTAAATAGTAAAGCTTTGTTTCTTTAGATAGTTTCATTTGGTTTTTACTATACGTCTTTGTCTTCGATTATTAACTGGCCTACTGTGTTGCCGTTACTATCTCTTAATGGTTTTTCTATTGGCATAGAATCCTCATTAATGATTGCATCTCTTGAGTAGTCAGATAAGTCTTTAAAGATACGACTAATTTCTGGTGCTGCATTGTCTTCAAACATTGCATTGTCTAAGTTGATAGACATTCTTAAATTTGCCATTGTGGTTCAATAGATAAGTTTATTAATGAAAGGTTGTGAGCCTTTCAGAGAGGGCTAAGAAAGCCCTCTAAGAAAGATTCTTTAAACGTAATCTATAAAAACATAATCTCTAGTAAGTTGATGTTTAAAAGCTAGTTTAAAATCATCAGTAACATACATGAACATATAGTCATTAAGATTACAAGAAACTTTGTTAACTGTTTTTTTTGCAACTTCAAAGGCTAGTTCATGGCCTTCTGAATTACACGTCAAGGTATGATTTAAAGATTTAATAATTAATTCTTTAAGGTTTAAATGTGTCATGCTTCCATGACTAGCAAAGTGTGAATAATCCTCAAAGAATTGACCTCTTAATTTTTCGTCAGGTCTTGACTTGTAGTGTGCTGAAATAGACATGGTTTGTGGTTCAATAGGTAAGTTTATTAAGAAAGGTTTGTGAGCCTTTCAGAGAGGGCTAAAGATAGCCCTCTAAGAAAGATTCTTATTGTTCACCAATAACAAGGTCAGCAGCTTTGACGGCATTTGAAAATACTTTCATTAGTTGCTGACTAGGTGACTTACTGTCTTTGATGTGCTTTGCCCAACTTGATAAGTAAGCCGCATGGTTCTGAGTATTGCAAGTTATTTGTAACCTATTAGAAATTAATACTGCTGCAAATTCAGCCGTCATTTCTTCCTGAGGTCTAAACTTTGAATACTCATTCAACCATCTTCTGTTAAGCCTATCCTTATGACCTGTAGCATGAGCAAACTCATGAGCAAGTGTTGATAGGTAGGCTTCATCATTAGTGAATGATTCTCTTTCTGGCATGATCACATGATCTAATTGATCTTGATAATATGCCTTATCTCCGTAATGCTTAAGGCCGTTCTTTAGATCCTTAGAGAATACTAAAAGTCGGTCATGTGCATCTTTGCATCTATCACTTAATGGACGTTCAGACTTCTTGCAATCGGCTTTAAAAGATTCAATAATTTTATTTAGCTTTGTTTGTGCTTTCTCATCTAATCCGACTAGATCAGAGATATTAAAAACACTTGCACCCCTAAAGGTTAGCTTCATAAAAAATTCTTGATTGCCCTCTTTGTCTAGCTTAGGGCTGCCATCTTCATTTTTAAGGTCAATCTTAATAGGATTAGGCCTTAAGATTTTGGCTGCCTTGCTGCCTTTCTTAGGTATGCAATTTAAATCCTTTTTAGCTTGTCCATAACCTACCCACAAAGGTAAGTCTTGACCTCTCAAGGTTTGGTACATCTCAAGAATAATTGGGTTAGCTCCAGAATAAGCTTTACCAGTTAAAAAATTAATGTGACCTTGAGACTTTGAAGAAGTCCATTCTTTAGACCATACTTTGTCTAGTTGCTTGTTATCCAGTAGCTCCATAAAGTCAGCTAAGATAGCGTCTTCTATTTTTACTACTGGTTTCTTTGGAGTGAAAGTCATTGTGGTTCAATGGTTAGTTTTTATAAGAGATTCTTTTGAATCCCTTTTACAGGCTCCTAAGAGCCTATAAGAGAGAATCTTTAAACAACTACAAAATAGTAATGGTCATGATCCCAACCCATAGAAACTATTTTCATTTCTGGGTGATACTCTTTAAATTCCCAATTTTCAATTAAAGCTTTTGCAGCTTCAAAATGATTGTCTGGAGATTCAAGTTCATAATTCCAATCAATAGTTTTACTAAAAGTTCTTTCGCTATCTCTTTTATGGATAGCTTTAATTCTAGTTCCTCTGTAATTTGTAGGAGCTAGTAATTTAGTTTTTATGATAAGTCCTCGATTTTCACAAGGAATTTCATAATGTCCTTTTTGTAGTCTGATTGCTGAAGTCATTTGTGGTTCTTTGTTTGTTTGTGCAGTTGGTTTAACTGCTTAATATTAATATTACTATATGTATTACTGTTTATTTGTAATTGGTTTAGCTGTTCCCTTAGATCCCTTAGTATCACTTAAGAAATTCATCTTAACATTCTGTAATATATATACTCCCTACCGATAATATAAAAAGATATACCCTAATAATAGAAAAAATAAGCCCAGAATACCCCAAATAATATAAGATATATTATTAGATCCTAGTTATAGCAATAGTTTTGCTTAGATAGTCTTGCTTTTTTTCTATTTTTGGCAAGGGTACGGGTAAAATTTCTTTTCTTATATACGTATTACCCCTTCAAATTTTTCTTTCTAATTTTTTTTAGGGTGAGAATCAAGCAGCAGCAAATCAAGAATAGCTCCCTTAGTGTAATCCTTAGTGTAATCTTAGTGTGTTCTTTAGTGTGTGAAGTTAGTTCTTCCTCCTATAGTGGTCCCTAATAGAAATCCTTTATAAAACCTTGGTCTGAGACGTTAGTATTTCTTATTTGTTGGGGAGTCATACCCATAGCAGATTGAGATATGGTGTTGTTTAGTAGGTCATTCCAGTTATCTGTGTGAATAGAGAGAAGTTCTTCTTTTCTTTTGGATATATTTAGGTCTTCATTTTGAGCCATATACTCTGTCCAGTAAGCAACAGCACCAGCGAGGGAGTCAACGAGGTCATCGTGAACAAGAGAACCTTTGTGTCTAGATATACGAGATAGTTGATAGATGAGTTGAAGTTTAAGTCTTCTTTCTGGAGTTTCTTGAGGGTTGGAACGGAAATCTTTTTCTATTACTTTGCGGTCAATTATGAGCCTGTGAGAGTTCATTACAGGTTCTAGAGTGTCGATTATGCGTAGTTCTTTAGTCTTATTGTTTCTAACATCTTCAACTTGGCATGGATGAAATCGCATGAGGAAGGGTTTAAGGAGTTCAGCAAACATTCCTCCACCGAAGTTTTGTTCTACGAGTATTTGATTTATCTTATTATCCCTAGCGATCTTACTAATCTTCTCCAGAACGGCATCTGAGTAACCCCCAGAGAGTCCTAAACACTCTGTGACGTATAAATTACCATTAAGCATCTTAACGCAGCTTATAGCGGTTTGATCTTTACCCTTGCCTGAAGGGTCAACGAACATAACGGAGCCTGTATATTCGATAAAGTCACCAAATTCTTGGGCAGGTCGGTAAAATCTGTCACCATTAAAGCCTACACATTGAAGATCTTGGATAACATATTCGGGATTATTGGACCAGATAACTTTTTCTGGAGCAAATTCTTTATTTACAGAAGCAATTACTAGGTCGTTTATTTTTAGAGGGTATCTATCTTGGTCTGAGAGGGTGGTATCTAGTTGGAATTGTAGATTAAAGCCAGAACGACCATAGGAAGCTTCACGTTCCATTAGATCTTGTGCAGAGAACCTTATAGGGTCTACAGGATCTTTAGGTTGTGCAAGACCTTCTGTGAGTTGTTGTTGAATTTTAGGAGCAAGTCTATCTCCATAGTTGTTTTTTAGTTCTGGATATCTAGCAGTCCATATTCTTGTTTCATATCCTCTTTCTTCTAGGGTTAGGTACACAGAGTTTTCTACTTGTGGTGTACCAAGAAAAGTAATTCTTCCTTTTGGTTTAAGAATAGCTTCAAATTCTTTAACAGCTTCACTAAGTTTGTCTCTCATGGGCTGTGTGTAGGAATTATTAGGAACTTCTACGTCATCTGCGATTACTTCATCTGCTCTAGCTCCTGACATTTGCCCTAAGACACCCCTAGAAGAGCATGAAGGAGCATGATCGGCTTGTGCAGGTTTTACATCAAAACTTACCTTACTGTTTCTCTGGTCATCTCTGGGGATTAAATCAGCAAGTATTGGCATCTCATTGATAAGACGCATAGTAAAAGTCGTAAAGTTATCGGCTCTATCTTTACTGGCAGATACGACCAAGAACTTTAGCTGTGGATTCATACGAAGTCTCCACACTACATAGGTAGATGTAATCCAACTCTTACCTACACCACGAAATCCTTGTATGATTTTACGTCTAGCACCATATTGCAGATATTCAGCTATGTCTAACTGAACAGGTGTAGGGTCTGGTAGATTTAGATGTCTCCAAGTAACGATTAAGAAATATCTAAAGTCTTGTAGCTTTTTTGGTAGTGGTTGCAATTATAAATCAGCTAAAGGTACAGCATCTAGGTCTGGTAAGTTCTCCATAAGTTCTTGCATTGGGTTTTTTTCTACAGGTAAGCACTCAACACCATTATCTTTTAGAAATTGTCTAGCTACATTAAGATCCCCTGCCTTTGCTTCTCCACTTCTTATCTTTTCAAGCAATTCTTTCGCTAAACATTCATGTAAAGTCTCTAACATTTTAAAGCTTTTATCCATGATTAGTCTTGTTTTTAATTAATATACTTAGTTTTAAGGGGTATTGCCAAATAAAACATACTTAAGTTTACCTAAAAACCCTGATTTATTGTGCTTTGTATAGCGTTTTAGCTTGGATTCTGCTTGGATTAGCTTAGATTCTGTATCAGAAATCCTCATAAGTGCAGCCATAATCAGCATATCTTGTAATCTAACGTGTTTAACAAGGTCACAACAGTAGTCTTTAACAACAAAGTTAGGTAATTCTCTGACCTCCCTACATTTTATCTCTATTTCTAATTCAATTTCGGGTGGTGGATTACCCATAAGAACATTAAAAAATTCTTTGTGGTTCATATTAGTTTAGTTTAGGAAATAACTTCTGTTCTAATAAATCAACTGCACGATCATCTAGGTTATTTGAGGTCTGTTGGCATATGACACGCAATAGATCTATTATTAATCTCTTGCATCCTGTCGTAGAAAGGAAGCGTAACAGTATAGGCTTTAGTATTTTGTACATAGTTTGTTGGTTTTTCCAAACATAGCACACGTTATTGTATCTTGCCTTCTATTCTGCTCACGTTCTCTTCGGTTACTTATGTTGGATAAGATCATAACAAGTGCTGTAGCTGCTGCTCCTATTAACGCTGCGTAAACCTCTGGCATTGCTTTAATTCCTAATTATGCTTAGTATGACTAATAAAACTTAATTATGGCAGAAAAAACAGTCGAAAAGAAAAAAGAATTAGAAGATGACAAACCTGACTATCAGGAGAAAATTACCTTTTTAGTTTCTACTGTGGCCCAAGCATTTATTTTGACATGGTGCTTGCTAGTCTTGTCTCTTGGATATATAAAACTTCCTAATAACTTGTTTGGTATGGATATTCCAGATCAACCGAGAGTAGATAGTACATTCGCAGCAGGGCTTCTTGGAAACATTCTTGGTGGTTTAGGCATTAGTGTTAACGCTGCACAAGGAGCCAAGAAGAAAAAGAAAGAAGGAGAAAATGGTGCTATTGGCAACTCCAATGGTGGCTATCAAACCATCATAATAAAACAACCAATAGAATTAATCACAAGTAAACCTGATGTAATTAGAGTCGATCCCATTACAGGGAAAGATATAAAGAACAATGGAAAATTAGACAAATGAAAAAACTACTTCCTTTTCTATTTCTCATATCAGCACCAGTTTACGCTGATATAACCCAGAAGTTCACGACATCTGCACAGATAAGTGTAGATATGCCGTACTCTGTTACGAATAAATTAGGTACTACATATTCAATATCAGGTAATAACATTACACCTTCAGTTACTTCAGGTGGCTCTACTACATCTGGTGCGATTGGTGGATTAAATGTAGGCAGCTTGACCGCAGGTGTTCCAGCTTTGATTCA